AGTAAACCATTCTCCCTTTTGATCTGTAAATCTTAGTTGATCTTGCATTCCTCCAGTTACGTTAGCAATAATCATTTTGCCGGCCATCATAGCTTCAGTAAGAGATAATCCCCATCCTTCATTAGAAGAGATTAAAGCTGTTACATCTGACATATTATATAATAAGTTCATGTCTTCTACTCCAAGTCTATCATTTGAAAAGTATACCTTTTGATATTCTGGATCGCATATTAATTCTATAACTGCTGGAAGATCAGTTCCATTTTCATCAACTGGTTGAGTGTGTAATAGTAGTGCGCACTTTGAAGCTTTTTCTTTTCCAATATTATCGCAAAATAGCGCGTAAGCTGCAATTAAATCTGACGTACATTTTCTTCTAATATTCCTAGAATTATAGAATACTACAAACTCTGGCTGATCTTTGCCAAATATTTGTTTCTTTTTTTCTTCTAATTTATAAAAATCGACTGTCATAAATTCATTAATAGGATAAAAATGTTTTTCATTAATTCCATGAGGAACATAAGTTAACAATTTATCTTTTGCCTTATCTCCAAGAACTAATTTATTAATAAGTTTAGTTTGTTTAGATATTGACATCAATGTATCGCATGATTCATAGTAAGCTTTATTATATAAAGGAGCAGGAAAATCATCCCAAATATTTAAATAGATAATAGGAATTTTTTTACGAATTTCATTTTCCATTTGAAATAGCCAAACCCAATATCTTGGATCAGTGAATAACATTATAGCGTCAGGCTTTTCAAGATCTAGTAGTTGTCTAACAGCTTCAGCAGTACCATAACCACTTGATGGATATAAAAATACTGAAGCGTCTTCAAGTCCAGCAACTTCATTAGTGCTTTGACTTAAGTCCATTCTTTTTCCTGCTTCAGGATGATTAATTGCACCACCTAGATTAACCCAATTGTAGTGATGAGATGTACCTAAAACTATTTCTCTTGCCATTGTTGAAATACCAGATGTCATTCTAATATCATCACAAAGCAAAAGAATCTTTTTTCTTTGGTCTTTTGGAATTTTTTTTGATTGTAACTTACTTGCCATAAATATTTATTTTCCTATTGAGTTTAATAATTCGCTTCCCGTATAATTCATTTCTATTGTTTTGTGAATTAAAAATCTGTATTCACTATCAGTTAAATAAAGATATACAGATCTTTCAACTAAGTCCTGAAGATTTAATTTTGTTCTTACTGTCATTATTTTAAAATCATTATAAGAATTTTCAAATAATTTAACAGTGGTTGTTGATCTTTGTTTCTTTTCCATTACTTTGTATCTTTATATATAAATATACATAATTATAGATTAATCATTAAATAGATTATGTTTTTTGTCACAAAGGTCTGATCTTTTTGAAAATTCACACCATTTACATGCAGAAGTATTTTTTACGTATTCTCTATCAGTGTTATATTTAGCGTCAGGAGTAAAGCACTCTTTGATAAAAGTTTCTAAACTATCAAAAGCTTTTTTGACTTTTATTTTACCATTAGCAGGAATAAATTCTTGAATTCTAGGAATAGCGTATTCTGTATTTTCATAGATCTTTCTTTTAACAATAAAAAACATCACATCTATTTTATCTTCTGGAACTTGTAAAGCTTTTGAGTAAAACTTTTTATAAAAAAGAATTTGATTTACTTTACTTTGATCTTTCTTTTCTTTATCAGTCCATCCTCTAGTAGAGGTTTTTATATCATAAATGGTATAAGTCTCTGTAGTTTTATCATAAAGAATAAAATCTATATACCCTTGTAACAAAACATTAGGAGAATAATCAGTTATAGACTGAAGAATAGGAATTTCTATTCCAATTAACTCAGTATTCTTTTTAGAAAAATACTTTGCTCTTCTAGTTCTGAACCATTCTAAAGAGGCTTTACCGTCTTCAATAAACTCATTAAACTCTTCTTTAGTGCAGTAATGTTCTTTATTATTTTGTTCAAGATCAGAGCTATAATTTTCAACCATTCTAGTTTGAAAATATCCTATAAGATCCATTTCATCAGCGGCTTTTACAGATTCTTCATACATTATTCTTAGGTACTCTTGTAAAGCTTCGTGTAGAGAAGTTCCGTAACATAGAAATATTCCAGGCTTAAAGATCTTTTGTTTTTTAACGTATGCTAAAAACCATTGATACTGACAACTACTATACATAGAGTACTGTGAAAATGATACAGTTTTTTGATATGCGTAGTTTACTTTTAAATCTTGTTTTTTTCCCATAACTAATTTTTCCATTTCCAATAATAACCAGCAGCTGTTTTAGCTTTTCCATTAGCTACATCTCCTACTCTAGCTTGATTATATGCACTCATTGCTTCTTTTACGCCTGACCACTCTTTTATAAAGTTATTTTGTAAGTCATACTGCAATATAATCTTTTTTCTCTTCTCTGATCCATTTTTATTTGCAGTGCCATTTATTTTTCTAGACTCAACTCTTTTTGTTTTGTGATCATTACTTTGTTTTTTATTATACATTGGATGTAATTCTCCAGATTTGAAACTAGTTTTATTTCCTTTAAATCCTGTTGGATTTCCATAATTACCATTTTTTTCTCCTACTAAAAATCCCACTAATCCTTTATTCCAAGCAGCTAACCCTTTTCTTTTTTTAATTATCTCTTCTCTATTGGGATTATTTGTAGTTGTATCACCTCCTTCTCCTCCTTTAGTTAGATTGTATCCTATTTCTTTATCATTAGATTTGTAATATTCAATCCAATATATTTCTCTTTGAGAAAGATGTTGTTTATCAATAATATTGTCTTCTAATATTTCTTTATTGAAATTATCTCTACTGTACTTAATAATAGCATTTTTTAATCTAATTCCAGATCCAAGATAATTAGGTCTAGATTTAACGTCTTTTCCTATATAGATTTTACCATTTACTAAATTGGTGGTTTTATATATTTGCATATCTTTTTATATAAATATGCGTAGTACCATATAATATGTGAATAGTTTATGTTAAGAATTGGTTTTGCCACTTATTATAGCTTTTATTTTTGTTAAGTATAATGCAGAGTCTAGTTGTTCTTCTATTGCATGCTGTAACCATTGTTCTAATGATAAGTCTTCTCGATCTAAATCAGTATTATATTTTAATTTACCAGTTTGAGATCTACTTATTAATTGATCTATAACTGAATCTACAACGCTATCTGTTTTAGAAACTGTACGACTATTTTTTTCACTATGTAAAATAGTTTTACCTTCGCGTTCTTTTCCCATTACTTAGATTTTTTTCTTTTTAGTTGTTTTTCAGCAATTGTTTGAGTTTCAGCTTGCACTTCTTCTACAACTTTTCTAGTGGCCGCTTTCCATTCAGATTTAGAAACATACTTCCAATCAGAACCAACCATATTCTCAGCTTTTGAATCAGAAATTCTAATAATGTCTTTTGTCTTATAACTTTTTAAACACTTCATAAATTAAGTTTTATTGATTTTCTTGTTTAGGTCTTAAATCTTCATTAACATGGTGACATTTTACGCAAGCAAAAATGGCTAAAGGTTGAAGCATATCTTGTGGAGCTCCTATTAAAATTCTAGATATTTTTCTAACCATTAAGACTTCTTGAAATAGTTCACTACCGCAGTTTTCGCATTCTAGCGCAGTGGTTTGACTAAACGGAACGTTTACTTGGGGTTGATTTTGTGAATTTTGCATTAGTTTATTTTATCAAATATAAACATATTTCACATCCTAATTATGTTAATCTTTAAAGTTACAGACTATTTTTTTAATTTTATTTTCCAATATAGTCCACCTTCAACAAAAGGTTTTAGTTGATTATTAAGTCCTACAGTTACTTGAAATAATTTATCACTTCTAGTTTTTAAAATTAGTCCAGAACCTACAGATTGAAATAAGTCTTGCTTATTTAAACTTGTATTAAATCCAAAGTAAAGTTGTATTTTTGGTAATTCTTTTACAATAGTAGATTCTTTTACTAGTCTTTCTTTTATATTATAAGACCAAGTTCTACTCACTATTTTATTTGCTGAGATGGTGTCTGTTATCCACACGATACCTAAACTATCTTTTAAGTATAAAGTGTCTTTGTAAATATATTTAGATAAATAATCTCTTACTATAAATAAAGTATCTACTGGTTGAATCTTTTCTATTGTATCATGAACTAAAACTTCGTGATATATGTCTTCACCTTTTCTTTCAACTATATCAGTTTTGATTATTTCAAAAGTATCTATAATGTGTTTTACTACTTCATACTTTTTTCCATCTACTTTTATAATATCACCTTTAACCTGTTTTTGTTTTTTAAAAAGATTATTTGCGGCTAATAATACTAGAAGTATTAAAATTGATATTGTAGGTAATGTTATAAACTTTTTCATACATTAAGATAGAACACATACACAAACTAAAAAAATTATAATTCCCCAATAAATACCTTTTTCAAAGTCAATTTTTTTATTTTCACTAAAATTTAAAAGAGTGTTTAATAACTTATTCATTGTTTATTTTTTATATAAGTATGCTTTTCCTTGATAATCTACTAGTATAGCGCTCATATTCTCTACCCAGTCTCCAGAGTTTAAATATCTTTTGCCATTTATTATTCTGTCTTCAGGTTGATGTATGTGTCCACACATAACTCCATCACATCCTTTTTTATCAGCCATTTTTAAAGCTGTTGTTTCAAAATCATTTATATAACTAGTAGCAGTTTTTACGCTTTCTTTAATCTTTTTAGATATAGATTGATATGGAAGTTTTCTCCACTTTCTATAATTATTATAATGTCTATTTAGCCATAAAGCTAGATCATATCCTATAGATCCTATTTTAGATAACCATTTATATTTAGTTATGAATATGTCTATTACGTCTCCATGAAATATATAATAACACTTATTTATAAAGGTGTCATATTCAACCCACTCTTGATATCTTAGCACATAGTCTTCTCTAAACTCTATGCCACCAAAATGTGATCCTATAAACTCACTTAGAAACTCATCATGATTACCTCTAATCCAAATAACTTGTATCTTATTTGAAAGTTTTAAAATTTTTCCTAAAACTTTTGTGTGCTCTTTTTTCCACTTACTTCCACGATTTAATGCCCATCCGTCAACAATATCTCCATTTAAAATTAAAAGATCTGTTGGATGAGTATCTAAAAATTCTAAAAATTCTTCGCACTTAGAATACTTAGTTCCTAAATGAATATCAGAAACAATGATAGCTTTAAAATTTTTCATGAACAATAATTATAATATTTTGTAACTTAACTATCATTGTTTCTATTTATTCAAAAAATAAATACTTATGTTATCGTAAATTATTTAGGTAAGCTGTCAATTACAACAGTTGCAGAATCTTTACCAAATACTGTGCTCACTTGATCAATTATTACGTTGATATTCAACATAGATTCAGGAATATATCCGTATTTAACTGCAACAGT